ACGATTACGAAGCATATGTTCGTATTCATAAAGAGAATCCTCTATAGACTGCTTAGCATCAGAACTAGGCCAAACAACAGTAGAACCATCACGATTACGAAAAACCTTAGTAGCAGGAGAAACGGCAGCTTCAGTAGCATGATTAGAAGCAGAAGTAGCAGTAGCCTTAGAAGGCTCAATAAGAATACCAGAATCAGACTGACCATCAAGACGATATTGATCACCAGGAAGAGGAGGAGAAGCGTTCATTTTAGCAATTTGAGAACGCAATAAATCATTCTGTAACTGCTGATTTTCAAGAGCAAGAGAATCAGCAACAGCAGAAGAACGCTCAGACTTAGTACGAGTAGCATTAATAGCACGAGAAATATCCTGACCAGCAGCAGAAATACCAGTACCCATAGAAGTATCACCAACAGCTTGAGGAGAATAAGAAATAGTCTGAGCACCAAGAGCAGCTAAAGGATGAATACCAGCAGCCTTAGCATCTTCAACTTTCCAGCGAATACCATTTTGAGCAAATTCACGTTGAAGAGCAGAATTATCATCAGCAATGCCTTGCTGAGACTTAGAAGAAAGATAACCACCAAGTAAACTAGCAGCACCACCAATACCGGCAGCAATAATAGCAGGAGCAACCATAACATACACCTCTTAAAACATTAACAGCTAATTGCCGAAAACCAAGATCTTCTGGGACGTCTTTGTCCAGATCTACCAGCCTTACGAAAAGCGTGCAAGACTTCTTTACGAATCTTACGACGAACGCAAATTAAAACTTTATTGGGTTGCTCAAATGCAACAAAACTAGGAGAATAAGTCTTTAGTGAAGGGGCAGCGCGATGCTGCCGAAGCTTTTTTACAGTAAGACGATGCCTCGACTGAGAAAAAGACTTAGCAGGAGCATAATCACCCTCCGGGTGAAAACTACGACGATCTTCATATTCACGAAGACGCATAGGAGCATTAAATTTAAGCCACATATCGGAGCGCAACATTCTGTTAGTGATGGCAGAGGCATCACGCGTCCTGGAATTATTAGTCATAAAAGTAAACCAAGTTAAATTAAAAAAACACCTTCGGTGTCACCTAGCACATATATATCAAGTAAATATATGTGCAAAATACGGATAGCGCCGGAGATAAAATCTCCGGCGCCGTTTGGGAAGCTATGGAGATTTTATCTCCGGCGCATTAGAGGCCACAGGAACGTCATCGATCTCTTCACGGTACTTAGCCACCCTTTCAGCAGAAGTACGCTCCTTACGCTTCCTAAACCATTTCTTGAGCCGATTTTTATCGGACTCAGGAATAGGAGAAGGAGACTTAGCAAAACCACGTTCAACAGCAGTAGCATAAGCAAGATCAAAATCACGTTCATAAGGAGTTAAAGGATCAGAACGATCATCAGGAATATCAAAATCATCAGCATCCTCAAAAGTATCATAACCAGCAGCACCAGAAGCTTGAGAAAGCTCTGTACGAATAATATTACGAATATGATCATAATCAGATAAAGGACGAGAAAGAGGAACATGAACAGCAATAGGAGTAGTATCCAAGATCTCAGCACCAGTAAAACGATTAATAACAGCACGACCTAAACGCTTAGACTCACGACGACAATCATTAATATAATCATCATAACGACAACGCATAGCATCATCCTCCATACAATCCTTAAAAGTAATCTTAGATAAATCTAAACCATCAAAAGCAGTAGAAGACATAAAAACTCCAAAAATTAAAACGTTAAAGAATTACCCTGCTTAGAAACTAAACGACGAGCCTGAATAGAATGATTAACCATCATAATAAGAGGATCAGTAGCAGTAGAAGCAAGAACACGAGTAGTAGGAACACAAGAAACAAAAGCAGAATTAAGACCAAGTGAACCATCAAAAACACGACCATAATGCCAATAATCTAAAGTAGAAGTACGAAACTCACCAGCAACAGAAGACTCAGTACGACGATACTCATCATAACGATCCTGGTAACCAAAAGTAGAATTAGGAGTAGCACTATAACCAGATAACTCTTTAAAAAGAACCTCTTGTTGACCAATAGTCTGAAGCTCTTTCTGCCAGAAATCTTCTTTAGTACGACGATTCCAAGTACGAGCTAAACCCTCAACATAAACAGTCTTAGGACGAACTGAAATACAAGTAATCACATAACCATGTTCTTCAAAAAACTTACGATAACGATTAGAACGCAAAGCACCAATACCATGACCTTTAAGAGCACCGACACCAACATTACCAGTATCACCATCAGTAGCATTAGGAGCAGTCTGTAAAACTTCAGAAAATTGAATAGTCTGCTTACCACCACCTAAATACTCTGGACGCTGTAAACGAGCATCAGAAGATCTAACACCCAAATAACGCAAATACTCAGTATAACGAGATCCATAACGAGCACGAGCCTCCTCAAAACGCTGCAAGGCAAAGGCCTCACGAACAGTATTAACAGAAACAGCGGTAGCAGCAGATAAATCAGCAAAAATACCAGGATAACCAGCATGATCAGGGTCCTCCTCAACATAAAAACGCTCATCAGCAGAAGCATTATTAATCACAGCAGAATCAGCATAAACTGTAGTACCAGAACCATCAGTCTCATAAACTGCCTGGGCCGCAGTGTTAAAATTTTGATTCAATTTACCAAAACCCTTAACAGGAGCAGTAAGACCAAGAGGAAGAGTAATTTCAGGACCTTTTTGAGGGTCCACACGAGAAGTAGTAAAATAATCTTTCTCCCAACAAACATTCTGAAGAGCTACATTAGTAGTAGTATCAGCACCAGAAGTAGTATCAATAGTTAAAGCAGTCTGAAGATCCTGATCCCTATACCATTCATTCCAAATTAAAGCATAAGCCCTAAAAGGAAGAGCAGAAACCTCAATAGAAGTAGCAGCAGGGGGAACACCTAAATAATCAGCAAGAGATCCAACGGCAGCTAAACCACCACCAGAAGTAAATGTAATAGTAGGAAAAACAGAAGCATCATCACCATCAGGACCACCAGTAATAAAATTCTCCCAATCATCCCAAATAATACGATGAGGAACAAACCAATGATGAATAGTAACATGAACCGGATGCATAACAGGAGCTAACAAAGGCTGGGAACGAATCAAAGCAGAAGTAGCTTGTTGAATAGTATCACCAGGTAAAACCTCAGTAAGACCGACAGGAATCAACTTACCAAGATCACCAGATAACAACTTATAATTAGATAAAGAAAACTTAGAACGTTTCATAACTTACTCCATAAAAAATAAACAAATAAACAAACTATTAAAACATTAAAAAAAAGCATAAACACAATAAAATCTATATAAATTACCTCCTATAACTTTTTAGATTGAGAAAAAATCTTAGAACGAGTACGACGACGTAACAATTTAGGAGCATTAATATGAGCTAATAACGCTTCATTAGACGACGCCTGCGAAAGCTTCGGAGAAAGACGCGCAGTTTCAAACAATTCCGACATCTCCGCCGATAACTTAAGTAAGGTACCTTCCGGTGCACCATGATTAACAAACCCCATATATTGCCTAAGCTTAGTACGTAAATAACGACCAAGAGGCTTAGATTGACGATCAGAAGTAAGACGGGTAGGAACATCACCAGTATCAGAAATAGAATCCCAGCCATGACGAGAAAATAAAACATTAGCAACATCCTCCATAGCAGTAGCACCAATACCAGGACGAAGAGACATACGAGCAAATTCAGGATGACGACCATCAAGACGTTTATCAGAAGCATTAGTCATCTTCTTAGTAACATAACCAGCAACATAATTAGCAGAAGCAGGAGTAAGCTCACCAAGCATAGAAAAACCGTAAGGCCAACAACGAGAAACAACTTCAACAAAATCACGACCTATACCAAATAAAGCAGCATGATAATGAGGGCGCCAACTAAGATCACCATATTCACCAACAAAATAATAACGGAGTTTAATAGGCTCAATAGCCTTACGAAGACGCTTAAGAAAATCCTGATAGTGCTTGATGACGAGGGAACCATCTGCGGGTAGATGGGCCTCGTCATAAGTAAGAGTAAGAAAAGAATTATGATTATGCTTAAGAGATTCAAGCATTATCCTATGAGACCATAAAGCACGACGACGAGATCTGCAAGCATCACAATCGCCGCATGGAAAAAAAACAGTATCATTATATTTAAAAGGCTTCCCGCAAAGCATAAAAAATCACCTACATACGGAATCCAATACGTAAGCGACGAACACCAGAACGCTTACGACCAAAAGAACGACGACGCCTACGAAAACGGCCTCTAGAACGACGACGAAACATAAAATTACCTCCTATTTAAACGTTGAATTAAAGAACCTAAATTAGACTTAAAACGAGAGTGAACTTCCTGAGCATAAGGAATAACACGATTACGAAGCATATGTTCGTATTCATAAAGAGAATCCTCTATAGACTGCTTAGCATCAGAACTAGGCCAAACAACAGTAGAACCATCACGATTACGAAAAACCTTAGTAGCAGGAGAA